TCGTAGTAGAAAGGAAAACTTTTGTCTTTGTCTGCTGTGATAGATTCAATCAATTCATCCACGTAATCTGCCACATTGCCTTCATATGATTTGCCTGTGCTTTTTGATATAAAGTTTTCTTTAAATTTTTGATACTCTAAATTTGCATAATCTAATGCTTGGATAGCGTTGGCATCTTGATCGATTAAATTGAATATGGCTTGTGGTAGAGGTGCTGAGTGTTGAATAATGGTTCCACCTTTAGTTCTCACATCAGGTAAATCTCTGAGATTAGAACTGCCTGGTATTGCACCTACCACATCTATATTTTTTTCTTGAATGTCATGCACGTGTCTTAACACTTCACCAAATGTAAACTCATCCAATTGAGCATTTAGAGGATTGGTTGATAAGTTTTCTGGCACTTCGTATAATCCAATACCTGCTACTTTTTTAGCAGATGAATAGGTTTGAATTTTTACAAGATCACCTACAGTTAAATCTTTTACAAAACTGACGTATTTGTTTGTGGTTCCATTAGCAAGAGTATAATCTGTTGTTAGATCTTTTTGCACATGATTAACATCCACAGATACTTCTAGATCTGCGAGTGAGGCAGAATTTTTGTACACATCAATTGGGAATAATTTTTTCTCATCTGCTGTTACAATGTATGTACGAACTACTCTCTGTTTGCTCTGTTCTGTTCTCTGTACCCAAGCAGATTTTGAATTGTGTGTGGTTAGGCTAGTAGTGTAATGTAAATGTCCTGATCCATATCTTTTGCTGACAAACTCATCTCCACTTTTGTATGTGAATGTACCAGAGGAAAGATCTGAAGCAAACACAATGTCTCCCACATTATTAATTGTTTTGTATTTGACTTTGATGCCCAGCACTGTGTCAGTGACTGCTGAGTCAGAAGTTTTGTATTCAAAAACTTTGGCTCCTGTGAAACTGCTGTTTGGATACACTGTGGAGTTTGAAAAACTGTTGTGCAAGTTGTCAAACATATCAAACAATGGCGGTTGATTAAGTTTAGTTTTGGTTTGACCTACTGACCATGTTTTTGTATCTGCTTCATAAAAATAAGTTTTACCTTGATTGTTAGTACCTAACTCTACAAATAGACACTGTCCGTCTGTGGGGGTTGCATCTGTGGCTTCTGTAAGTGCAATCACAGAATCTGAACCCACTGTGACAAAATTTACTGTGTAAATTTTATTTTTGACTAGAGTATCTGTGTCTGCTGTGAATAATATTCGCATACCATCTGCTAGAGCAACTCCATCCACAATATATCCTGTAGCATTTACTATGGTAGAAAACACATCTGTGGTTTTGTCATCTATTAGTGCTACTGAAGTTTTAGCCACTAGTCCATGATTGTATAGAGCAAGACCCGAATCAAATTCTATAATAGGTCTTTTGGCTCTGTCTCCTTCTAACAGATTGGCTGTGAAGCCATTAGCAGAAGCAGTGGCTTCTAATACTGATCTGTGGAACCATCTGTTGTATCTGGACCAAGCATTTTGATCTAGTGAATCTCTTTTGATTGTGATGTAATCTTTGTCTACTGGTCTGTAAAAAGCAATCGCATATGGTCTTTGATCGTATGCTACTTCGTCGTATAATTCTGTTACTTCATCTGCGTATGATTCTGGTGTGATTAGGTCTGCTGTATCAGTAAGTGTGATTGCTTCACCTACTCCTTCCACATAAAACTCTTTTGAACCATATGTAGCAGTGTCTGTTACATTAGTACCAAATCTCAATTTCATTCCATTAGACAACACAACTCCTGCAGAGGTAGTATAATTTTTTGCTCCAAGAATATCGTCAGCCACATTAATTTTGGTAGTGGCAGAAACAGTTTTAATATTAATGACTCCGTGCATCTCTGCATGAGTGCCACACTGATAATGTAGTATATTTGGTGCACCTTCTGGTACCACAAATGTCACTGTGCCTGAGGCTGTGCCGTTGTTGGTTACTCCTGTACTATAAATTACAGAAGTGGATCCATCCACGTCAACACCAGTCTTAAATGGTTCTGTCATTAGATAGAAAGGATGACCTGCTGAATCTACAACAAATTTGTATGTGTTGCCTCTGTACAGAGTCAGTGTAGGATTGTTAGTATTACCTCTGGTACTGAATCTATAAGCAGATGAACCTGAATGTGTCACGTCAACAGTAGTGGTTGAGCCTGTGCCTACTGCACTCACCGTGATTGCGTTAGGACCTTCTGGCAACCAATAGTATTCTCTGTAATTGACTAACTTATCAAAATCAATAGCAGGATTCCATGCATAAACTTTTTCTTTGTTCAATCGGTCATGATTATCTGTAAGACCACCAAAGAACTTAATTTGGTTAATGTAATCATCATAGGTGCCTGTAAACTTAACTTGGTCTTCTGGGTTTACAGAAGATGTGTCTTGATCTGTGTAGGTTACAGCAGGCTCTAACTGATAATTTTTTCTATCTTCACTGGTTGCTGTGAGATAACTGTCTTTAGCAGTGTTTCTTGTGTAGGCATATTCTCTACCTGCATAGCCATCCAGTCTTTCCAGTGAACCAGGTTGAATCAATTGATCCAGTGTGCTGGATAGGAATCTGTCATTGGCATCTGTTCTGTAGAACGCAGGTAGATGAGCAATGGATCTTCTGATCACTGTACCATTTTTGTCTGTGTAGGTTACACTGTTGGTCTGTGCGTTAATTGGTTTGTCTGCCATCGTTAGTATCCTGACCCGCTACTGCCTGTGCTGGAACCGGAACTATATCCTGATCCTGCTGTGCTAGAGGTCACCGAAGATACTGCTGATGTTGATCTTGTACTTGATGTTGTGGTTGTAGTTGTTGTCACAACTGTGCCAGAAGCCGCTAACTGGTTGGCTCCTAAAGCATCAATTATGGAAACATCATCAACGGTGGCCCCACTGATAAAAATTTCGTCGTCTGCTCCTGATATTTGGAATAATGAACCAAAACTTTGTGAGCTTTGGTTTGGCACAATCACCACAGTTAATAGATCAGGTGCTAACTGTTGATGAATATACGCCGCGAGTTCAGTAAAGAAGAATGTGTCACCAAAATCAAAATTATCCAGTGCAAAAAATTCATTAATGGCCTGAATGACTCGAGTTTTAATTACTGCATTGGTTACATTGGTTGATGCATTTTTAACCACTTTGAATGTGGCTTGGAATTCTTGATCTGCTTGTGAACCAAACAATATCTTGTATTTGACTGGATGGTACACAATTTGATCTGACAATCCTTTTAACGGATTGAGATAACCTGAGTATGAGATTCTCAATTGATCTGACGTGGATGCAGAAGGTTTGGTGCCACCTTCTCTTAACCAAGTTCTAAATCTATCGTCGTAAGATCTTTCCAACATATAGATATCTACGATATTACTCACACTAGGATCTATTCTGGTGTCTTGACCTGCATGATGTTTGTATTGGAAGTTGATTGCACTTCTACCTGCTCTAGCAATATAATCTGTTGTAGTGTCTAATGTAATTGTACTTGAGTTGTATTTTTTAATAACATTTTCTGCTGAATCATAAAAATAAAATAGTTGCCCATTGGTATACGAACCTGGCAGAGTTATGCTTGACTCATTCTGTGTTACTACAAAATTTGTTGCGGCATATGGTCTATATCTTTCAATATTGTTGTAACTGGTATATTTTTCAAAGAAAACAAATTTTGTAGATTTATTAGTTTCTGGATCTACCACAATATCAAAAATGTCTGGATTATCTACTACACCATCATCATCCTCATCGTAAAATCCTACCTGTACTTTTCGGTTATCTTGATATCCGTCTGATTCTTCTACTGTGTCTACTACCTGCCAATCAATTGGATAACCTATGCCTAATCCTGTTGCAGGCACAGTATTATTTTTCAACACAGTTACACGATCCTTAACTGCTCGGCCTGTGGTATAATCGTAAATCTTTTCCACTTTGTCATAATGGAATTTGTTCTGTCCTGCAGATTCAAAAATGTATGCTAATGATCTATAAGTTACTGTGTAGGTGTTGCCATCGTTAGTAAATTTAAAGAACCACGATGCATCTATATTAGTCGCTGTGCTGTCGCCAGCAAAATCTAAAGAAAATACTGATGAAGCACTTAGGTTAGCAGATGTAATTACCGTCCATGTGCCTGTTTCCTCGTTAAATCTTAAACCAAATTCCTCGTAAGCATTGATTCTGTCAATTAAGTCATTTTTTAATGCAGTTGTAAATGTGGTTGTGAATACAGGAAACACTGCTGATAATACTGCATTGGCAGGAATGATATCGTTAAGAGTGACCGGACCTATTCCTGATTCTAGGTTCCCCACACCATCGTTAGACCCGTCACCTTCCACTGCTGAAATTTTTGCCCAGGCTCTGTCTTCTGCATTGTCTGTGCCGGCAGTTACCAGTTTGCCATTTAAAAATTCTCTAGAGTCTGGCGATGTAAACTTAATGAGAGCACCTACCTTAGCATATTTTAAATTAGATGTAGCATAGTCTCCTATTGCTAAAGGACCGCCCGAAGTGAAATAACCTGTATTAGTATTGGTGCCTGTAGTTGTGGATACCCAAGATGCTGACAGTGTGCTTAAATCTTTTGTGCCATATTTTAAGTAAAAAAATTGTCGAGCAGTGGCTTCTTTTAATTTGGCTTCTACTGAATTATTAATAGTGCTGAGGATTTCATTTGCGTTATTAAAAGTAAAAGTAAATGTAGGAGCAGTTTCTTCTCTGTAGAGTATGCCGTCATCTGCAAACACAGACACATTTGAATATGCTCCAGTTGGATCAATAATTTCTTTGGCTCTGGATATGCCTGATGCTGTTCTATTAACAGATTTTACTTTGATAATATCTTGTGATGCTGACAGAGGAACCACATTGTAATCTTCTGCTGTGATCATTCTGTTCTGTGAATAATAAACTTGTGGTGCTTTCTGTTTGATTGATGCTGATGATTCTGTAGCAGAAGCATTGTAGACAGATTGTTGCAGAGATGCTGACACAGTTAGAGTTTGTGCGGCACCGTTTTTATCTGTGTATCCTAAAGCAAATGTTATACCAGTCATGTCTGCTGGTTGTACTGAGTAACGAGCATTGTCTGATACTCTGTAGTATGCTCGGAATCTGCCTGATGGAATATTTGAAAAATTGCCATCGCCAAACACAAGATCTACAGCATCATTATTTTTTGTAATTACATTATAGATATTTCTTTTATTTTTGGCTAATGAATTATAGATAGCATTGTTGCCCACTGTGGTAGACACTTTGTCCCATAAATTTTCTAACTGTCCAAAATCATCCAACTCGTATAACCAAACATCTGTGTTGTTGATATTGTTAACATTGATTGGTTGCACAAAGTTAGTGGTTGGATTTGCAATATTAAATTCGGTGTTGGCCATCGCACCCTGTTTGAACAGAGCAAAAAATCCTGTATTATTAGATGTGTCTCCAGCACCATCAGTTCTATACACATAGGTAAATCCACCGCCTGGTATAGGAGTGCTCTCATAAATGCTTTCTGAATCTTGTATGGTAGCAGGCACAATTTCAAATGTTCGGTCAATGCCACTCACTGGTCTACGGAAAGTAAAAATAGGTAGATCTGTGTTGTTGGAATTGGCAGTATAAATTTCAGTTTTGATTCCACCGATGGTGTCTGATTCACTGGGTTTGCCGTAGGTCTGTCCTGACACATTGGCCGCATTTAGTATATTAATAAATTGTTCTCGATAATTGGCATTGGTTCCATCATTCCATACCACAGTAACATTCGCTAAATCGGTGCCTGACGAATCTACAACATTTTCTGTGGTAGAAACAGATGTAAATTTTAATAATCCTGTGGCAGGTGTGTTTCTTTTGGCATTGTAATTGATCAGACGTGCCAATCTTAGTACTGAATTTCTTCTTTCTGCAGTTTCTAAGAAATTTTCTCGAGCATTTAGATCCACTCTGAAAGAAAGTGACTGTGCTATGTAGGCAATTAGATCTAACAGTGCCACATACTCTGAAGATTCTATGTAGTCATTGAAATCATCTGGGTAGTTCTCTCGGAGATACGCCACCATGGTTCTTCTGATGGTTTCAAAATCGTAGGATTTAAAGTCTGCCTGTTGAAAAGCGGTGTAGATTTTCCGCCAATCTTCAGCAACGAGTAATCGGTTTTGTCTATCTGTTGTGGCCATACAAATTTATACGGGTATTTATGGATTCAATTAAGTGCGTATATTAAGATAGACGCAGAGTGCTGTTTTCGTCGAATGAAAATGTGAGTTTTTCTACCACATTGTAGGGCACATATCGGATAGTGGCCTGCACAGCAATACCGTGCTCAAACTCACTGACTATAATGTCTTCGGTTTGTAGTCGCGGATCTGCATTAAGATTAGCAGTGATGTCATCAGCAACTAACTGTTTCAGTGCTTCTGTGAGTGGTTCAAACAGCACATCATAGATGATGGTACCAAATTCTGGATTCTCCACTCGCTCGCCTTTTCGCACAGATAGTCTATTAATAAGATCCTGTTTGATCAGAGCAAAATCATACATCTTGTAGTTGGATTGATCTGCTCTGGAACTGAATCCTTTGAAAATTGATACTCCTGGAATATAATCACTTGCCATTTTTAAAATCCAAATTTTCTACCTATGCTTCGAGCCACCGATCCTATCTTGCTGGCTACACTGTTACTAAACGTACTTATCGCTGATGAAATTTGAGTCACTGCTGTGATGTTACCACCCACCACATTTTTATAAGTTTCTGTGATTGACGATACATTATTGTATGCATTTGTAATTTTGCCTATGCCTGGCACAATGCCTTCTATCTGACTGCCTAAAGATTCACCTGACAGCAGACTGCCTACTGAATTGATTGCAGAATTAGCGTTACTGAGTCTGCCGGTCACTTTGTCCAGTCCTGTGGTTTTGATGAGTTGATTAACTCCTTTGGTGTAGAGTATGCCTGATTCGTTCACAAGAATATTCACTGGATTGCTGACTCCAACTTTATTAATGCCTGATACGATTTGATTGTAGGTCTCAGAAGCACCTTCTCCCAGTTTGATATAGCCTGTGAGTTTGTCATTTAAGAAATTTGAAGCAGTGCTAAATGTTTTTGAATATCCAGCATTGAACAATGATGTCACTGAATCAATTGTTTTGGTTGGATTTTTTATCAATTCATTGGTGATGTCTGCTTTGTACTGTGCCCATCTGATAGACATTAGATCTGAGTTTCGATTTGCGTCTTCAATATATCCGGCTGTGCCAATTGCTGTGCTGGTTCCGCCCACGGATCCAAAAGCAGGCACCACGTCTTGATGTCCCCAGAATGGTTCATGAGTAGGTACTCGCATACCTGATAGGCCTGGCAGAGCTCGATCCACTTTCAATACTGTGCCCAGTGGTTGAAGACTCACATCGGGATAGGTAGTTAATGCTGTGCCTGTACCAAAAGGTTGAGTGTAGTTGGTTCTCTGTAAAGGTGTTACCATGTCTGGTATCACAGGAAAACTGTTGAAGTGCACCTGTCCACCAATTAGATCCACTCGAGACATACCCTGTTGAATGTTTCTGTCTGAGGCATCTGCCACAATGGTTTTGGCTTTGGTGCTGATGTAATTGCCTTCAATTCGAACATTCTCTGAGGCATAGTGATACAGATTAGCACCATCTAGGCTGACTCCGCCGGTGGATTCATTGGCTTTGATTTTGATATTTTTGTTGGCGTACATATTGATATTGCCTTCTGCATGGAAGTTAATGTCTGCGCCTGATCTCAAATTATAACCGGTTTGAGCATACACATCCACCATACCGTTATTGGAAAATTCCATCCACACAGTGCCGTCTGCGTTGCCAAGGTATATTACACCTGCTGTGTCATGCATCAATAACTGATGACCTGAACTGGTTCTCAATCGTATTAATTGATTTTGACCTTGTGTATCACCATCATCCATCACAAAAGTGTGACCGGCTTCTCTGGTAGTTTTGTAATCTTTTTTACTATTGGTAGGTCCTAACTTGTCCTGTTTACTAGACCTTGGATCAATTCTGCCCGGTGTGCTGATACCAAACACATTGCTCGGTGTTTCTCTTCGAGCCGATGACGATGTGTTACCTCTCACATTGTCCTGTATTAGTCCTTGATCTTTAAGAATTCTAGCAAATGAATGTATTGGTTTTTTAAGTCTGTCTAACCCTGCTACACTGGTTTCAGCCAGTATTGATCTGTTGGGTTCTCCTGCAGGCACATAATCTGTGCCATAACTGGATTGTTTGCCAGCATCATCATCTGCAAACGTATCTACTGAACTAGCCAGGCCTGGTACCATGTGATTGATATATGGCTGTTGCACACAGCCTATCCAATAGCCTTGAGTAATTTTACCTTCCGCAAATATTACAAGCACTTTGGAATCTATGTCAGGCGGTACCATCCACATACCATATGAATGTTGTGAAGCCTCGTAATCTGCAATTTTTGATGGTCGAATAGCATCTGGACTTTTGGCTCCGTAGAATGGTGGTAGATATTCTACCGAAATTAATTCTGATTGGGTTACGTTCAATACTCCGGTTAATGCTGGAATCACCACTTTCAATCTGCCCATTTTGGTTAGATCCACATTGTCTTTTACAATGGCATAGTAAGGACCCGGATCGATACTGTTATAAGATGTATCGTTTTTGATATTTTTATTTGAACCTGTTGGATTTAAAACCATATGTGTCTCTTTATAATCCCATTACTTCACCGGTTCGTGGATTAACTGCTCCTCCCATTGTTCCATCATCGGCTGGACCGGTGCCTCCTTGAACCTGCGTTTCAGTTTTGCCATTTGTGGTTGACTGAGTTTTGGCTATCGTTTTTGTGGTGATGTTTTGATTCTCAAATCTAACCATGGTCAAATTTTGTGTAAACTGTCCACGATCAAAACTGCTCACGGTCTTTGTAACTCTATAAACACCTGTGAACTGCGGCACATCGTTTTGAGTAAATTCATACAGTCCTTGATTCTCATTGAAGTCTGATGGAAAACGGAAATCTAGAGCAACTATGGGTTGGTATTCATCATAATTGAAACAGCCTCGTTTGTCGTCCCAATCAAAACCGTTAACAGCACCTACCACAGACTTGCTGTAACTGTTGGATTCACCTGGGTCAGTCATTGGAATATAGTTATCTTGGCCCAGATATGCAGGATCTCCCATAATCTTCATCTCCAATGTAACCATGTTAGCGTAATTATTTGTGAGAAAATCATAGAATGCTTGAACTGGTGATGAGTCTTCCAATCCTCTGGTCAAGCCATCATCGCTGGTGCTGGTAGTAACCACCCCCCTCAAAGGCAACAGTCTATCTGCTGGATATGGCGAAAAGTCTTCTTGTGATTGTGCTTGTTTGTTTCCACCAGTAAACACTTGGAAAAAACTTAACACTTTTTTTAAAGTGTTAACAATCGATGGATTATTTTTTTGATTGGTGGCAAAAGGTTCAGTCAATAGACTGGCTTTGGCATAGTTGGCGTTGTAATCAATATTTAGATCTAGAATATCTAGATTTTCTCCTGTGTAGATGTATTTGTAATTCTTTCTTACAAGATTTTTCCATCTGGGATCACCGCTGAACCCTGGCTGAATAAAATTGCCCAAATGAATATTGTAAGGTTTGATATGAAAATGAATTTTTCTTTTGTTAGATTGTAATACACTATCCCATTTGTCTGTGAGAATTTCCACTGTGGTCACAATCTTAAACCACGGAACCCACGGTGCTGGCAATTTTGTATCAGTATCGTAATCCAGTGCATCTGAAATATTGTCTAATCTTGTTTGCACTATCTCGTCAATTTTTCTAAATTGCGGACTCTGTAGCATAAACCTTTCCAGAATATAACCTATGGATGCTGACTTACCGTACTGCACTGCTTGTGATTTTGATGTTGTACCTGTGGTAGCACTGGCGTTGTTAGAAAGATCCACTGCATTGCCTATGGCAGGATCTGCTGTGATTTGATATTCGTCCTCGTGCTCTCGAAGTCCTTCATCTTTTTCTCTTTTTTGTGCTTCATTTAGATTGAATTCAAAACTCTTAAGATACGATGATAGATCAGTGCCTGTGCCTTCTATGGTGCCTTGTGCTCTGGTATAAAGATAACGGTTTTGAGAAGCATATTCTGTCCATGGTACCGCAGTTAATGTGTATGTGGATCCACCTGCATTTACATTTATAGACGACTGCGATATCAGTATAGGCATTTTTCTTACAATGTTATTTGCTACTTCTATTCCAAGACTGTTAAACCCTTTAAATTCTATTGTGAGTAAGTATGGTGCAGTTATGTGTTCTAGGTAACCGCCATTGAATGCGGCCGCTCTAATTTTTTGCCACAAAGATATACCAGTAGGTTCTGTCAATGTCATTTCTATTTTTGCATAGTTCATTAATTTTCTTTGTACGTTAGGACCTGCATAACTGTCAATTTCCAATCTTTCAAAATAGATATCTCTGTTCTTCTGTAGTACTCCCACAGCATAATCTGCTCTTTTTTGTTGTTCAGTATCCAATTTTAATGAACGAGAAAAAGTGTCAGCACGATCTGCTTGAAGAGTTGACTTTGTTTTAAAAAAATTCTGTCTAGCCGCTTCACCAGCATCGCCAAACACACCAGCATCGCCAATACCACCTGTTCGTGCAATGATATCATGAATGGGATCTGTAAGAATACTCTTTGGATTTTTCATCTGTATACTGCTCAATCCAGACAGTGTCAACACATAATTGTATGATGCATATTGGTGTAATGGATTTTCAATGTACTTGCTTTTTTCATTGCTACTGGATTGATTGATGGTTTTTCCAGACATAGCGTCTGTCAATGAGTCTCTTAAAATATTTTTTAAATCTGGCATTTTAGATTCCTAGATCAGTTTTCAGATTGCTTAGTTTTGGCAATTGAATGGTGACTCCAGGAGCAAAATCGTAGACAGGATCTTCAATTTTATCAGGGTTTCTCTGAGCAAACACCCACCAAAGTCGCGGTGAGCCGTACAAGTCATATGCCAATAGATCTGGTCGATACGCATAAATTTGGTCAATGGTATAAGACACATCATCTGCGTCTGCTGTGATGGTTCGTGGTGTTAGAAAATCTAAACTGATATTGTTTTGATCAGTGTTAAAATATGGTGATGTATTAGAATAATTTGCCATTAAATGAATCCTACTCCATTGCTGTTAGACAATTTGCCAGACACAAAATCTCGCATTGAAAAGTTTTTCACTGTGTCTCTTGAGTAAACTGGTTGTACCTGTAACGTGATTGTGCTCAATGTAGGTGCCCAGGTGGTTGGCAATACTGCATTGGATCCACCAAAACTTTTGATACCGGTGCTGGAAGGTTTGAGTTTTCTTGTGCCTTGTGATGTGGCAATGTAATCCACATCTGACCTTAGGTCACAGGTAAAGTTGGTTACAACCACAGGCACGTTTTTAAACACGTGCTGACCATAACCATTTAATTTTAGTATTGGTGGTGGATTACCTCGAGTGGCATCATCTCCACCAAAAAACATTTTTGTAACTGCTCTTAAGAAATGTATTGTGGCCACCCAATGAGCCGCATCATACTGATTCTGTACTGGAAACTCTCCAGTAATAGCTATACTCGATGTTTCAGAATTTTGATAAGCATAATAAGGATAGTTGGCGTGTGTGGTTGCCAATTGAGAATAAGCGGCAGTGTGCTGTATCAATACTGTTGGTGTTACTGGAAATAGAATACCATTAGTTGCCGCCAACGGCTCCATTATTTGAGAAGATGTTCCAAAAGCATTTGCAGTCGCACGATCAAAAAATATCTGTTGTAAAAATGAGCTCTCTGATGGTATGGTAAGTTTTAATCTCCAATCTTGTGCTCCGTTTCGCGTGGTCCAAACTGCTGTGCCTGGAGTTCCGCCAAATTTGTTTCTTTCAGCACCTTTACTTAACCCCGCACCGGTTAACCTAGCAAGTGCCCAATTACCTACTGCACCACCAATAACTTTCCATTTTTCCAATCCTGTTGGTACTCCTGTGCCGTCTGCATTTAACCAACTTGGTCTATTTGTCTCACTCATTTTTCGTTTGCTCTTATTTTAAAAATATCGTATAATAAACAATATTTATAGGCACAATTATAGGCGCATTTAATTAGCAATACGGCACAGTTTTACGGCATTATTCAACCGACCTGTTTGTGGTCATTCTACACTAACAAAGAAAGAAAATTATGAAACGAGTAAACTACTTGAATAACCGTGATCTGTTGCGTCAGATACATCTGAGTAAAAATACCTACTGCTCTTACGTGTCACCTGAGGACAGTGATTATGACCTTATTGTGAAAGACATAAAAAAAATAAACAGTACTACCATAACTCAAGCCCGAAAACTGAGAGCCAAAAGACTGACGCAGGAAGCCTGGGAGGCGGCTAAAGTGGCTGGAGGTAAGAAGAACAAATTAAAAATGAGTGATTATGAAGTGTCACCGAGAAAAGTTGAAAAAACTGATTTAGTGTTTCGGGTGATGAGTTTTGATCATATTCCAGAAGATTTAAAAAGAAAAAATAATCCTAAGACCGAAGCAGACGAGCACACCAAAGTTAACTTCCCTCCATTCCAACACTATCGATTGGATCAGAAAGGCAACCTAAAATGTGTGGGCAAATCACACTGGATCGGTGGTATGAGCAATGGTCAATTTTCTCTAACACACGGTAACATAACCAGCGAGTTGGCTAAGATGTATATGAAACTGTGTGAAAGGTATGGTACTCGATCCAACTGGAGAGGGTATACCTACAATGATGAAATGCAATCACAAGCACTGATGCAACTGTCACAGATTGGCCTACAGTTTGATGAATCCAAATCAGAGAATCCTTTTGCTTATTACACTGCGGCGATCACCAACTCATTTACTCGTATACTAAACATTGAAAAGAAAAATCAAAACATCAGAGATGATATTATGGAACAGAATGATCTAATGCCGTCTATGAGTCGACAGATGAGCGAAGTAATTGCTCAACAGAATAAAAAAATTAAAGAAGATCGAGCACCAGTGCGAGTGGCTACCAAACAATCCATGGCACTGTTCAACAAACACATGAAAAAAACTGGCCGGGCTGATTACTCACTGCTTAAATATAAGGAAGTCAAAAAATAATGGCATTTTTTAAGAAAGCGGCTTGTTTCACAGACATACATTTTGGAATGAAAGGTAATTCTAGAATTCACAATGATGATTGTGAAGCATTTGTGTATTGGTTTATAGATCAGGCCAAAGCACACGGTTGCGAAACCTGTATATTCCTAGGCGATTGGCATCATCACAGATCCAGTACCAATGTCAGCACAATGAACTACACAGTTTCCAATATGGAAAGATTAGGTCAAGCATTTGAAAAAGTTTATGTGATCATGGGTAATCACGATCTATTCTACAGAGACAAGAGAGAAATTAATTCAATGGAATTCATTAGAAATATTCCAAATGTCACTGTGGTAAATGAGTGGATTGAATCAGAAGATGTTGCAATCATTCCGTGGATTGTGCAGGATGAATGGAAACTGATTCCACAGATGAAGCAGAGATATATGTTTGGACACTTTGAATTGCCATTCTTTCAAATGAACGCCATGGTTGAGATGCCAGATGTGGGTGGAATCAAAGCAGAACACTTTGTAAATCAAGAGTATGTGTTCACAGGACACTTCCACAAACGACAGGTAAGAAACAATATTCATTATATGGGCAATGCATTTCCACACAACTACGCAGACGCAGGAGACGATGAACGAGGCATGATGGTATTAGAGTATGGTGGCAAACCCAAATACATCAATTGGCCAGATATGCCCAAGTACAGAAACTTTAAAATATCACAACTGTTGGCAGATCCAGACGGATTGTTACGACCAAAAATGTATGTGAGAGTAACACTGGATATCAAAATTTCGTATGAAGAAGCAAACTTTATCAGAGAAACATTCATAGACAAATATGGTTTGAGAGAATTACAACTGATTCCAGAACAGGTGGATCAGGCGAAACAAACCACGGCTACCATTGAAAAATTTGATTCTGTGGATCAGATTGTGATTAAACAGTTGGATTCTGTGGATTCACAGACCTATGACAAAAAAATATTAATGGCAATTTACAGTAATTTAGATGTTAACAATTAAAAGTCTCACAGTTAAAAACTTTCTATCAGTGGGTAATCAAACCCAAGCGATAAATTTTGAAGGCAAACACCTTGTTCTAGTGATAGGTGAAAATATAGATTTAGGTGGTGATGATGCAGGTGCTAGAAACGGTACAGGTAAAACCACTATAATTAATGCAATCAGTTATGCACTGTATGGTGAAGCACTCACACAGATTCGAAAAGATAATCTAGTAAACAAAACCAACAACAAAGATATGTTGGTATCCATCACATTTGAAAAGAACGGTACTGTGTATACCATTGAGCGAGGTAGAAAACCTGCCACTCTAAGATTTTTTATCAATGATGTAGAGCAGGAAGATCAGAGCAATGAAGCACAGGGCGAAAACAGAGAAACACAACACGAAATTGACAAATTAATTGGTATGAGTCATGCCATGTTTAAAAACATTGTAGCACTGAACACTTATACACAACCATTCCTTGCTACCAAACAGGGCGAGCAGAGAGAAATCATAGAACAACTGTTGGGCATAACCATACTGTCAGAGAAAGCAGAACTGCTGAAAGAGCAGATGCGTGGCAACAAAGATGAGTTAATGAGTGAAAAATACAGATTAGACTCTGCGATTGCCAGCAACGAAAAGATTGAAGAGTCTATCAAAACAATCAAACTGAGAAGCACGGCTTGGCAAACACAGAAAGAAACAGATATCACTAATTTTAAAGAAGTGGATGCACACAAACGGTTAGCCCGACACACAGAAAACAGCAGAGCATTAGCCAGTCTACAGAAAGAAAGAGCCTACCACGAAGATTCATTAACCAAAGCAGAATCACAGTCACAGACTGCGGAAAAAGATTTAGAGTTTGCCCAAGATGCCAAGTGCCCAACCTGTGAACAACCATTGTTGGATAACAAGCATGAGCATCTAGTAACCAAATTAAAAACCACACTGACAGAATCCAAAGACTATGTGGTTAAACTAAAAACAGATCTAGAACAGATACAGAAAGGCATTGATGATATTGGCGATCTAGGTATTGTGCCAGATACCTATTATGACACACTGGATGAAGCATATCATCACAAAGAATCCTTAAACGATCTTAAACGTCAACTCAAACAGACAGAAACCAAAGAAAATCCATATGAAGAACAGATAGAGGAATTGAGCCGGAGTGCTATACAAAAAATAGACTATACTCGTGTGAATGAGTTGGAAGATCTATACAGACATCAAGAGTTCCTGTACAAATTATTAACTGCCAAGGATTCATTCTTAAGAACCAAAATTATTGAACAGAACTTGACCTATCTAAATCAAAGATTGGCTTGGTATTTGGGCAAAGTTAAACTGCCACACACAGTGGTTTTCCAACCAGATCTCACAGTACAGATAGAAGAGTTGGGCAGAGAATTAGATTTTGACAATCTATCCAGAGGTGAAAGAAACAGACTAATTCTATCATTGAGTTGGGCATTCCGAGATGTGTGGGAAGGACTTTATCAACAGATCAACTTGTTGTTTATAGATGAGTTAATTGATGCTGGTATGGACGCTTCGGGTGTGGAATCATCTATGGCAGTGTTGAAAGATATGAGTAGAACACAAAACAAAAATATTTTCCTAATATCTCACAAAGACGAGTTGATCACTCGAGTAAATTCAGTATTAAAAGTGGTAAAAGAAAATGGCTTTACCAATTATGCCAATGATGTTGAGATTGTAATATGAAAATTTTAATTACAGGCGGACACGGTAATCTAGCCAACAGTTTAAAAAATTATATTGACGGTGATTTTTACGGAAAAGATATGTTGGATCTAACAAATTTTAACTACGTTTCAAATTTACAAAATTATGATATCATAATACATACAGCAAGAAAGAATACAAAAATAAATGATAATCTGCCATTGCTCTTTTCTAAAGGAAAAAAAATATTTGCTTTTACTAGCAAACAAGGAACATTTATGAATTGGAAGAAATCTGCAGATATTAATTATGGTTTAGAAAAATTAGTTTTAAATTTTATTGCATATAGGCATAATATGGATACACATAATATTCAATTAATTGAACCTGGCCATATGGAAACTCGCGAACAATATGATAGTATAGCCAAAAAATTTAGTGAAATTTTTTTAAGTTGGAAATTTGAAAAAAATATGATTTACGATATAACTCAAAATCGTTATATTGCTTATTGATATCTAACGTATATACTTTTCCTACCATCTTTTATTACAGTCTCTACTCCATGTAGACTATATTTGTTGTTTAGTAGTGCATACCCATAATTCATTTTGTAAGGAAAAGTATAAATTTTTTCTTTATTAAAATTATAAAGTGAAGTACCTACGTTGTAATTATCTAAATAAATTTGTAAATGTAGTTTTATTTTTTCATTATCTAAATGTGGAGGCAAAAAATATCCTTCATCGTCTATCCATAAATCGATAGAATCAAACTTTAATTTTTGATTAAATTTTTTCTCTAAACTTTTTGTGATATTTGAATTCATAAACAATATTTGCATTTCTTTAAGAAATAAATTTGTTTTTAAAATTTTTCTTCTAGGTAAATGTTCTTGATGTGTTAGTTTTTCAAATTCTATGCTGTCTAATTTTGGAAAACGAATTACTTTACCAAAAAATTTTGGATATTCTTGATAAATTATACCATTTAAATTTTTAATAGGCGCATTTTCTATTGACAAAACCACATCTTCTATGTTTAAATTGTACATACGTTAATTAATTATCGTACGATAACAAAGGAAAAAAATATGTCACAAACACATGAATCGATAATGTCACAAATTCAAGTGTACTCAGAAGAAAACTCTAAGTTCACTGAAAAAGGTGTGAAGGCTTCTGCTACTAGAGCAAGAAAAGCATTGGCT